ATCTATTCCTCCTTATTTTGGATGGGGGAGGTTTTCCCTCCCCCGGGTAATTAGTTCGCTGCCAGACCGTCAGAGAAGTCAGGAGACTTACTCTCGATACGGACCAGATACTGCTCTACCAGCAGTTCTGCAGTCTTAAGGCCTTTCCACACATCTGTTACTTTTGTGACCTGCCATAGCAGGCGCTGCATCATTTCTGCTGCAGTCCCCGGTTTCATGGTTCGATTATTGCCGGGGGTCAGACTATCACATCCCCTACTGGGGCCTCTTCAGTTAGTCGTTCACGCTGGCTTTACCCTTGCGCCTTGTTATCCGTCTCCGGAACTTCAAGTCCATTAGAAGAGGTTTTACGTGGGCTGGATTGTACTTTTACGCTACAAAAGCGAGTGTGTAACCCACGGAAGATCTCTGATCCAGGGGATCAGCGGTACCGGCACTGCCTTTCTGCTTGACGATGGTCTCCATGCCGCCGCCTGCAATGTCAGTAGTGCCGTACGCACCATCACCGAACACCAGAGTGCCAAAGACACCGTTCTCATAGATCTTGGCCTCGGTGGTCTGTACGAAGCGGACACCAGCGATCTCACCGATCTCACCCTCATACAGGTTTTCGGGGGTAGCATACTTGTGGGCATCGATCCACTCAGGGTCACGCATCAGATCGTAGGCCGCATAGGGGTGGATGATGGCCACATACTTGCCGCTGATGGTGGGAGCGTTCTGTGCTCTCAGCTTGGCAACAACTTTCTGGATGACCTTGACGGTCAGCTTACAGGTGTTGTCCAGAGTTGCTCTGGAAGTGACGGCAGTCTCGGAGCCGTCATCAGCGATCTTGGGGCAGTAAGTAACGTTGGTGCCGGAGTGGAGGATGTTACGCACCACGGTGTCCAGAGTTGCGCCGCCCTGGCGGCCCAGCAGCTTCAGAGCCTCAACAATCACGTTGTCGATGGCAGTCAGCTCCAGCATATCGGACATGGTCACGAAGTCACCGTACTGGCTGACTTCTGCAGTGATGGTGCTTACATCCAGGCTCTTGCCCTGGGGAGTGACACCCTCAGTCAGAGGAGTCAGCGCCTTTGCCAGGGGAGCAAACTTACGGAACTCAATATTCTTGCCGCCGTTCTTGGGAATAGGCCGCTTCTGACCGAACTGATCATGGACCAGCGCAGGAGCTGCCTCATCGATCAGGGTCATATCGTAAAAGGTCTTCATTTCGGCGCTCAGACCCTCGGTCAGAGTGGTCTGAACATCTGCAAACAGCTGCAGGTTGAAGATCAGGACATTGAAAATGCCCAGAATCCAGTAGATTAACTTCTTCATACTGTTACATTTCTCCTTTCATAGTTAGAGGTAAATTTTCTTTCCTCTTGCAACATCTCGTCTTATCGCATCACGTTCAGCCCGGGTCCACTTGCTGGGGTCATCCTTGACAATGACAGAGCTCTGAGCGCTGGTGCCGTTCTCCGCAGGGCGGTTCTTACCGGCGGCGATATTATTGGCCAGCTTCTGCTCTACCGTCTTTGCGGTATGCTGCATGGCTCCGGCCATCACATCATCCTTGTGGATCACCATATAGGCGGTACCCACATCCACACCGGCAAACAGCAGCTGACGGAACTGAGGATTCTCGCTTTCCACATCCAGATCCAGGTTGGGATACAACTGCTTGGCCTGTGCGGCCTGCTGTTCCCACACTGCATACTGTCTGTTCAGCTGTTCCTGCTGTGCCTGCTGCTCATTCTGGGCTTTGAGTCGGGTATTCTCCCGCTGCATCTGCACCAGCTGGCGGTACTGCTTCGGCTCCATGTTATGGTCCATGGCCGCCTGATGGAGCAAATCATCATCGTTTTCCATCGCCTTGAGCAGGCCCTCGATGTTGTTTGCCTCCATGCCGTACCGTGCGCCCAGGTAATCCAGCAGAGGAGTTATGGCATTCAGCCGTTCCTCGTTCTCCTTTGCGCCTTTCAGCCGCTTCTGGATGGTATCCTGGACACGCTTATCGTAGGCTTCCTTGTAGTCACCCTTGATCATGGCCTCAAACTCTGCATTTCTGTCTACGGTCTGAGGCTGGGACTTGGGCTGTTCGGTCTGCACCCCGGCGGCAGGTGCACCCTCTGCGGCAGTGGGAGGCTGTTTACCATACACCACATTGGCAAGAGGATTTTTAGCGCCCTTGGTCTGCACCCCGGCGGCGGGTGCGCCTACGCCCGCTCCCTCTGCACCGCCATCACCGCCGGCAGCAGCGCCGCCATCTGCGAAAAGCTGGAGGTTCATGGGAAAAAAATCAAATTTCATGCTATATCCTTTCTGTCCGTAAGTGGACGATCCTTTTGTTTATGTGCAGGCTTTCGCCGTTACACCGTAAGATGGTTGAGGCTAACTGCCCCGGGGTAATTCTTCGCAAGAACGTAAGCACCGCACTGCGCAACCCAGAAAGAATGAAGAACCTCTGCATAGTACTCTTCCTTGAATACCACACTGATGGAAGCCTTACCCTCCCGGATCTTAAGCTTGGGCTTTTCCTCCAGGCAGCCATGCTGATACATAAACACCATAGCCTGCGCCACGGTATACACCAGCATGGAAGCGGATGCGCATACCAGATCTGCTCCATTGGGAGCGGTCTGTGCATGACCCTTGACTTTCATACACGCAATGTGATTGTCCTTGTCTTGCCAAAAATGAATCTTTACCATATATCCTCCTTATGTAGGTGAGCTGGATTCAGCCACTCTCTGACGTGCGTTTTTGGTTACTGCAGATTCCCCGGTGGTGCTCTCCCCGCCCAGGTTATCATTGCTCTGTGCGTTGGGTGCCACACCCGGAATGATGCCACCTCCCATAGTGGACATTCCCATACCGGGGATACCCATCATGGCCATCATCTGCTGCTGGCGGAATGCCTCACCATTCTGGGCAATGCGCTGCATGATGAAGTCTTTGCGGTCAAAGTCCATCATCTCAACACAGGCCAGCGCCTGATCTGCCAGCTGGGGATTGAAGAAGCCTGCGCCAAAGAACTGAAGTGCCAGTTCATTCTGGCTCATCTTGCTATAGGGGCTGGCTTTCTGGGCGCTTACCTCAATGTCGAACTGAGGCAGGCGGTAGCCCAGGTTCACACCCATCTCCACACCCTGGGACTGTGCAATGATTCCCTGATTGGAGTAGCTGATGAACTTCTGCGCTCCGTTGTCACCCATGATGCGGAAGCTCCGGGGCGCATTGTAGAACTGACGGATCAACTCAATGACCATGATGCACACCTTACGGAATGCTCGGTAGCTGGCCTTGGAGTTATCCCGGCTCAGCTTACTTCCGGCCTCTTGCATCGCCGCAATGGCAGAAGCGGCAGTCACACCATGGCTGGTGCCGCCGGTAGAGATGTCCCGGTTGCCGGTGGTCTCTTTCAGTTCATCGATCTTGTCCTTGATTACCTGGACATAGATGTCATTGAGGGATTTGCCCTGCACCGGAAGAATACTGTCCTGTCCAAGGTTGCCGTCAACATGGATAAATTCCTTGTTGGTGTCGGCATATTCCTTTTCATTCACAGCACCATCCTGTCGGACAAAGTACCGGGGCTTGGCATTGGCCAGCATATTCATCATGATGGCCTGATTGCCACGGTCAATGTACTCCTGTGCGCTCTTGCCTACATCGATATAGCCAAAGCCACAGGGGGTACCGGCAGTCTTAAACAGTCTGTCGAATACAAAGGGGTACATACCATGGTCATACCAGCCTCTCTCCGCATAAGTCGGGTCATTCTCAGAGGCATACAAGACCGTCTCACCCACGAACTTGCAGTAGTGAAGCACCTGATGCTCACCCACACGCTTCTTGTAGTACCAGTCGATGACGGCACTCTTGTTCTGGGTATCCACAGAGTCATCGTACTCATACTTGCTGACCGTGGAGGAGTCACCGGTGTTGCCCTTAAGCTGGGGATACTCTGCCTCCAGCAGATCATTGTCCCGCAGCTCCACATGGAAGAGGTTCCGGGAATGCTGGATGTCCGTGATACCCGGCTCCCAGAAGAGGTTCAGCAGATCTACCTTGCGGATGGTGATGTCACCCAGTCCATTCAGCTTGCTCTGCTCCCAGAACACACCATACACACCGGTACCCATCTTCAGCTTGTAGTCCCAGACCTCATCGTAGACCTCCTCAAACTCCGTCTGATCCAGGATCACCGGAATGATGGAGCTGAGCATCTGAGCCTCTGCCTTATCCCCCTCCTCTCTGGGGAGGATGTTGGGACTGGGGAAGTTGTCCATGGCATCTGCGTGCTTGTTGGCAATGCAGTTGAAGAGCCATGCACTC